CCCTGGAAGCGCGTCGTTCGAAAGCAGGCGCTCTACCGCATGCTCGGCAACGCGATCCACGCGACCGCGATGCGGCGCCGCACGAGCGACGGCCTGATCGTCTTCTCTGCGATCGAGCATCGACCGCAGCACACGGTGGAGCGATGGAACCGCGTCAACGAGTTCTCGCCGTGGGACTCGATCGATCAACGCTCGTTGCAGACCGGCGACCTGATCAACGTCCCGTTGGATGAATGCTGGTACTCCGTCGATGACACCGTCGGCGATTCGCCTGATGGCGCTGGCCTTCTGCGCCATATCATCGACCACGTGCGCCGGCTCGAGGTCTTCGAGGCGCTCGAGGGCAAGGCGTACAGCGAGGACCTCGGCGGCATCCCGGTCGGCCGCGCGCCGCTCGCGGAGATCGAGCGCCAGGCTGGCGGAACAGACAAGGCGAAGATCAAGGCCGAGAAGGACGCCCGCACGCAGACGCTCCGCGATGTGCTCGACAAGCGCAAGAAGACGCCCGAGATCAGCCAGTGGCTGCTCCTCGATTCGGACGTGTACGTCGACGCGGATCAGAAGCGCACGAACATCCCGAAGTGGGCACTCGAGCTCCTGAAGACCGAGACCGTCAACCTGCCCGACATCAACACCGTGATCACGCGTGTGCGATTCGAGATTGCATGCGCGCTCGGCATCGAGTGGGTGCTGCTCGGCTCCGGCGATAACGGTTCGTTCGCGCTGTCGGCCGACAAGACATCGATGTTCGCGTCGACGCTGCAGACCACGCTCACCGAGCTCGCGGACGACGCCACGAACCAGCTCGCGCGGCGGCTGGTCGCTGCGAATGGGCTCGATCCCGATACGTGCGCGCCGACGCTCGTCGCTGAGCCGATCTCGACGGACGCGATCGAGACCGCAACTCGCTCGCTCGCGAACCTCGCGATGGCCGGTCTGCCGCCGAACGACCCGGCGCGTAACGTGATCCGCGCGCGGCTGCGCCTGCCGCCCGAGCCTGACATGGCCTACGACCTCGTGCGGCCGTCGCGTCTCGTTCCGATCGTCGGCGATCCGGCCACGCCGCCGCCGGGTGAAGCCGCGGTCGATCCGCAGAAGCCGGGCGCCGAAGCGCCGGCCGCGCCGCCCAAGGCAGATGCCTCGCAGGATCCGACCGGCGCCGAGCAAGTCCGCGCGGCCCCGAAGACGAAGCGGAGGCGATCGTGAGCGACACCGTCACCCTCACCACGAGTCAGAGCGCGACGATCTACGGCACGTTCGCTGCGGCTGGCGACTTCGCGGCGACGATGTTCGGCGCGACCTACACGGCATGGCGCGCGCTGCAGCCCGACGATCAGAAGCGCACGCTGATCGCGGCGACGCGCTACCTCGACGCGATGGCGTGGGATCCGGACACCGCGCCGGACTTCACGACGCGCGATGCGATCGCGGGCACGCCGATCGGTCCGTTCGCGCAGGCCAGCTACGAACTCGCCGTGCTGATAGCCGACGATCCCACCGTCCTCCAGGCGCAGGACCAGGGCACGAACGTGCGAGCGGTCGGCGCCGGCTCGGCGCGCGTCGAGTTCTTCAACCCGACGTCACCGCTGTTCGGGACCGCGACGGTGTTGCCGCCGGTGATCGAGCGTCTCGTCGGCCAGTACCTCGCTTCTGCGAGCTCGACTGGTGGCGCGCCGGACGGGCAGGCGGCGGGTTGCGAGAGCCCGTTCTCGGCGCAGAGCGAGTACCGGCGCTGGTGGCCGTACTGATGGGCGTGAACATCCCCAAGCTGCTGCTGAAATCGCTGAAGCCGCTGTCGAAGACGGTCGGGCTTCGATCGGCGACGCTGCTGCGCTCGACGCCGGGCGTGCGTACGGTAGGTCAGATCGGTGGCGGAACGAATCCGACGACCACGAGCTATCCGTGCCAGGCGCTGATCGAGATACTGACGATCCAGGACGTGCCTGTCGCACCGCTCGTCGAGATGAACGATCGGAAGATCGGCATCCTCGGCGCGTCGTTGCCGGCCGGCGTGATACCGGCGAGCTCGGACCGGATCACGATGGTCGACCTCGATGGCGTCACGAAGACGTTCCGCCTGATCGCGGCGGTGAGCGGCGATGGGGTCGGCGCGATGTTCGAGTTCCAGGCGAGGAAGTAGCTGTGTCGGAGCGCGACATGGCGCAGCTCCTCGCGCTCGTCGAGAAGCACCTCGGCGCGCAGTTCGATGGCGTGGTCGAGTGGTTGCGTGATCAGAACGGGCTCGACGACATCGAGCAGCGGCTGCGCGCCGGCGACATCCGCGGCGTGGTGCAGTCGATCGACGATGCGGCGCTGAAGTTCGCTGCGGAGACCCACGCGTCGTTCGTGCACGCGGCACAGACCGCCTCGTCGTGGCTCAACGATCAGGTGCCGGACGCCCTCGTGCGGTTCGACACGAACGTGCCGAACGTGGTCGCCGCCGCGCAGCAGAATCAGCTCGAGTGGGTCACCGACATGCGGCAGGAGACCCGCGAGGTCGTGCATCAGATCCTCGTGGACGGCGCGCGTACCAACGCCAACCCGCGCGAGATGGCGCGCGACATCCGGGATTCGATCGGGCTCACGGGACAGCAGGAATCCGCGGTGCGCTCGTATCGGGCTGCACTCGAATCGCAGGACTGGTCGAACGCGCTGGGCCGCGAGCTGTCGAGTGGGCACTCGGACCGCACAATCGCGGCCGCGCGAGCCGCCGACAAGGCGCTGACCCAGCAGCAGATCGATCTCGCGGTCGAGCGCTACCGTCAGGCACAGGTACAAGCGCGCGCGGTGACGATCGCGCGGACCGAGGCGCTGCGGAACGTCCACGCCGGCGCCGATGCAGCGTTCCAGCAGGCGATCGACCGCGGCGACGTCAGCGCCGAGGAGCTCGAGGGGCAGTGGAACCCGGGCCCGAACACGCGCTACGCCCGTCCCGATCACCGCGCCACCGAGCTGACCGAGCAGCGGCCGGCCTACGGCGAGCCGTTCCAGATGCCCGACGGCACCCAGATGATGCGGCCCGGCGATCCGGCGGGCGGCCCCGACAACGTGATCAACTGCCGGTGCACGAAGTCGGTGCGGTACCGCGCCGCCGCGTAATCGACCCAACGGAACGGCTGACCGACCGTAGCGGCATGGCACAGGCGCAGCGCTACAAGCTCAAGTTGTCCAAGTTGCAGTTCTGCAGCCTCGTCGACGAGCCTGCACAGCCGAATGCGAAGACGCTGCTGATCAAGCGCGCGGGCAAGCAGGACGAGATCGTCGCGACCGCGAAGTTCGTGAAGTCGAGCGACGACCTCGGGCTCGCGTTCTTCTGGGCGTTCACGACGACGAACACCGACGGCAGCGCGCACTACGATCTGCAGGGCGACAACATCGGCGAGGACTTCATCAAGGCCGCGATGGAGTTCATGACCGCCGAGGGCGGCGCCGTCGACGAGATGCACGACGGCGTCCCGACCGGCGCGCGCGTCGTCTTTGCGATGCCGATGACCCCGGATATCGCGAAGGCCTACGGCCTCATCACGAAGCAGAGCGGCTTGATGATCGCGATCAAGCCGACCGCCGACCAGCTCGCGAAGCTGAAGGACGGCACGTACACGGGCGTCAGCATCGCAGGGCTCGGCGAGCGGCTCCCCGTCGACAAAAAGCGGAAGGTCGCCAAGCAGGTCATCCTGACCGATCTCGTCGACGGGCATCAGCACGGCATCGATCTCGACGACCCCGCGGACTGGTGCGGCGATCGCCTGTCGACGACCTGGGCGACCTCCGAAGGCGCCGAGCAACAGCACTGCCACGTTTGGACGTTCGACGGCCAGACCGGCGCGGTCACCATCGCCGCCGATAGCGGTCACACGCATGACGTGTACGGGGTCGTGCCGGCATCGGTGCTCGCCGTCTTCGCGCTCAACGAACAGGCCGAAGCGAAGGAGACCGCGACCGACGTGCTCGAGCGCGTTCTCGACGGAGAAATGGCCGGCGCCGGCGTTTCCGTGACCGTTGCGGCGCGCGCCCCGCGTAGCAATTCGACCCCCGGTACGCCGATCCGTACGGTCAAGGCACACCCGGAGAAACCGATGCCCAACGAGCAAGACGCCAAGATCGCCGACCTCACCGCGAAGACCACCGAGCTCTCGAAGCGCAACGGTGCGCTCTCGCGAATGTCGGCGGTCGCCTTCGCCGTCTTCAAGTCGCTCTCGACCGCGGACGCCGATGCGTTCCTCGAGAAGACGGTTGCCGAGCAGGATGCCGCCGCGGCGGACATCGCGAAGCGCAACGACGAAGCCGACAAGGTCGTCTACCTGTCGAAGTCGACGGGCGACGTGTTCAAAGCGAAGGACGATCCGCGTCTGGTCGAGATGGCCAAGCGGCTCGACGCCGAGGCCGAGAAGGTCGAGAAGGCCGACATCCGCAAGGCGGCGGCCGAGCTGCTCGGCGGCATGCCGGGTGACGACGCGACCCACGACCTCATCGTCAGCGCGCTCCGCAAGAGCGGCGCGAAGGCCGAGGCCATCGAGGAAGCGTTCAAGACCCTCAAGGGCATGAAGGCCACGTCGACGATCGGCAAGCGCGCGCCGGGCATCACCGGCGACGGCAAAATCACCGGCGGTACGCCGAACGACGCGCTCGCAGCGCTCGAGGCGGGACTCGTCGAGTTCGGCAAGTCGCAGAACATCACGAAGGGCCTGTGGACGGACGGCATGGCCGCCTTCACCCAGACCGAGAAGGGCGCCGCGCTCAAGCGCGCGTACGACGAGTCGCTCCTCTCCTAATCGCGATCCCAACCCGAACACACAAGAAAGCCCACGACCATGAGCACCCACAGCGCAATCATCCGGGACGGCGTCGCCAACGGCACGATCTCGAAGGGCCAGTTCCTCAAGTACGCCTCGGGCGGCTGGGTCGCGTGCTCCGCGATCACCGACAAGTGCGCCGGCATCGCGTTCAGCGACTCGGTTCAGGGCAGCCCGGTCTCCGTCCAGATCGGCGGCCTGGTCAAGTACCTCGTCGGCGGCTCGGACATCGCCGACGGCGCGAACGTCGGCCCGTCCACGGGCGGCGCCGGCCAGACCGCCGTGACGACGCAGTTCCCGCGTCTCCAGGCGTACGGCATCGGCAAGGCCGGCTCGTACGCCGAGGGTCTCTGGATCTCTGACGTGACGGTCCTCTAACCGCGGCCTCCGCACACAAGAAAGAACGAAAGCCATGCCCCTCTTTCCAGTCTCCAAGGCCGCCAACTTCAACGTCATCGGCGCCGCGACGAACCCGATCGCGACGCGTCAGGCGATGCAGTACTACCAGGACGAGAACGGGTTCCTCACGAACCGCGATGTCGCCCTGATTCGCGTTCCGTACAAGTCCGGCAACCTCGCTCTGATCAAGAGCGAGTTCATCAACCGCGACGAGGTCAAGGTTCGCAGCGGTGCAGCCGGTGAGGCCGAGAAGACCACGCTGGGTGTCGGCAAGGTCGCGTACACGACCGACTCGCGCGGCCTCGAGGTCATTCTCTCGGCCGACGACGCGGCGCAGATCGGCTACGAGTACGGCATGGACGTGCCGGCCGTCGTCACCAAGGCGCTCGGCCTGAAGGCGAACATCCACCAAGAGGGTCGCTTCGGCGGTCTGTGGGCCTCGGCCAGCTGGTACCGCACGGTCACCGGCGCGGGCGCGGACTCGGGCTCGGAAGGCACGACCGCGATGAACCGGATCAAGTGGTCCGACTTCACGAAGGATCCGAGCGTCGCGGTTCGCGCCGAGAAACGGATCTTCCTGATCCGCACCGGCAAGCTGCCGACGAACCTGCGGCTCGGGTATCGCCTGTTCGAGTACCTCGCGACGCACCCGCTGATCCGCGCACAGGTCTCGCTGCTGGTGGGCGGTCAGTCGACGGTGGCCAGCTTCGTGCCGATGGCGACCGAGGAGCAGCTCTCGCTGCTGTGGGGCATCAAGGTCTCGGCCTCGTACGGCATCGTCAACACGTCGAACATCGACGGTACGCCGACGAACCAGCTCATCATCGCCGACGGTGACGCGCTGATGACCTACGACACGTCGGGCAACTTCCAGGCGAACGTCAGCAACGTTCCCGGCCAGGCGACGGTCGCAATGGCCGAGTCGTGCGGCTTCGCGCAGGTCGCGTGGGAAGGCGTCGCCGGCTCCGGCTTCTCGCTCCGCGGCGTGCCGCGTCCCGAGCTCGGCGCCGGCGGCTCGATGAGCTGGATCCTCGACCTGTTCCGCGGCTACGTCATCGTCGACAACACGTTCGGCACGTACTTCAGCGGCATGTACTAGAGATGTACCGGGTCGCGTTCAATCCCGAGTTGCCCGTGCAAGCGGCCGCGCCGTTCATGGCGAGCGGTCGCGAATACGCGGCGGGCGACTCGGTCGATTGGAAGGCGCTCGGTGTCACCGAGCACACGCTGCTCGACTGGTGGCGCGCTGGCCTGGTGGTGCATCCGATCGTCGCGAACGAGCAGGCGCCGGCGGTTGTGGCCGCCCAAGTTGCGCCCAGCTCGAAGCAACGCCGGAAGTAACCCGCCGTGGCCAAGACCGGCCAGGCGAAATCGATCGGCGACCAGCTGCGCGCCGCCGTCAGCACCATCGTGAAAGCGATGGTGCTCGAGATCGACAGCGAGCTCCGCAAGTCGCCCGAGGATGGCGGCACGCCGGTCGACACCGGGTTCGCGCGCGCGAGCTGGGTGCCATCGATCATCGCGCCGGCCACCGGCACGAGTGAAGGCGACCACGAGGCCGGCGTCGCCGCGCTGGTGTCGTACAAGCTCGAGGACGGTCCTGCCTACGAGACGAACAACGCGGCATATATCCAGCGGCTCAACGCTGGGAGCTCGAAGCAGGCCCCGGCGCTGTTCATCGAGGCGGCCGTCGATCGCGCCCTGGCGGCCATGCAGGCGCGCTACGGCTCGCGTGCGATCAGCCTGGACCAATTCCGCAACGAGGTCGGCGGCGCTGGTGCAGCGAACGTGGCGAGCGCCTACAACCCGCTGGGCGGCGACTAGGGAATGTCCATGATCGGCAGCTTGAACGGCGGCACGACGACGTGCGGCAACGTCTGGCCGTTGAGCGTGACCACCGCGGTCGCCACGTAGACGTCCTCGGGGATGACTGCGGAGTCGGTGCCGAGCACCTGTAGGTCGGCCTGGCCTAGCGTGCCGCCGCTCTGCGCCAGGATCGTGATCCCGGTTCCGACGCCGAGGTTGATCACCGGAGGATCCGGATCGCTCGAGTGTTTCTTGACGCGAAATTCGATGGTCGCGCCCGCGATCGATGTCGGTGCGCCCGTGTTGACGTCGACGACGGTCAGCCGCCGCTGCCACGTGCGACCCTTGTAGATCGTGAGCGCCGACATGCAAGCAGACTAGCCGCCGCACCTACGCCGGGTCGATTGATCCGCGAAGCGCCGAGACCTCGCCGAGCTGCGCGGTGAGCGCCCCGAGCTCGACGAGCGAGGCCGCCAGCGCCCCGATCTCGGACAACGACCCGAGCGGGTTCGCGCTCGCCGTGGCCGTGAGAGAGCTCGTGCCGTGGATTGCGGCGACCGCTTGCACCGACGACACGCCGATGCCGCCGAGCGCAGACGTGCCGGCAATCGATGCCGCGCCGTAGGCAGTTCCAACGCCGACCGCGGCCAGCGA